ATGATCATGGACTTCTTTCGGCAAGGCGCGGCGCAGCCCGGTGCGGTAGAGACTGGGGCGCCCGAGGCCAAGGCCAGCGCGGCAGGACGAGTGATGGCATGGCACGGCGCGAACCGGGTGGCGTGGAGCGCGCGGGACACCGGCTCGCTGACACGTCAGGGCTTTGCCGCTAACCCTGTAGGGTTTCGCTGTGTCAAGATGATCGCAGAAGCGGCGGCGGCGCTGCCTCTCGTGCTACAGGACTCGGAGCAGCGGTTTGCCGAGCATCCCATGCTGTCGCTCATCCGCAGCCCAAATCCGGCGCAGGGCCGCGCGGAGTTGCTGGAGGCACTGTTTGGCCAACTGCTGTTGACCGGCAACGCCTATGTCGAGGCTGTAGGCGGCCCGGACGGCGCACCGGTGGAGCTGCATGTGCTGCGCTCGGACCGGATGAGTGTGGTGCCCGGCGCGGATGGCTGGCCCGTTGCATATGAGTACGCGGTGAGCGGTCGCAAGCATCGATTTGATGTGAGCGGCGGGCATCCCGCTGTCTGCCAAATCAAGAGCTTCCATCCGCAAGACGACCATTATGGTCTGTCGCCGATGCAGGCGGCGGCGCAGGCGGTGGATGTTCACAATAGCGCATCGCGCTGGTCCAAGGCGTTGCTGGATAATGCGGCGCGGCCCTCTGGTGCGATCATCTATCGCGGAGCCGAAGGCCAGGGGGCACTGAGCACGGATCAGTATCAGCGTCTTGTTGACGAGATGGAGAGCCATCATCAGGGCGCGCGAAATGCTGGTCGACCCATGCTGCTGGAGGGTGGGCTGGATTGGAAACCGATGGGTTTTTCGCCTTCCGACATGGAGTTCCAAAAGACCAAAGAGAGCGCAGCACGCGAGATTGCGCTGGCGTTCGGTGTGCCGCCTATGTTGCTGGGCGTGCCCGGAGATGCGGCCTATGCGAACTATCAGGAGGCAAACCGGGCGTTTTTCCGCCTGACTGTTCTGCCATTGGCAAGCCGCGTGGCGGCAAGCCTGTCAGACTGGTTGAGCGGATTTGACGGCGCCGATCTAGAGTTGAAGCCGGACCTCGATCAGGTGCCTGCGCTGGCCGCCGAGCGTGATGCGCAATGGGCGCGGGTGGCGGGCGCAGATTTCTTAACAACAGGCGAGAAACGCAGCCTGCTGGGGCTGCCTGCATTGCCCGAGCCAGGAGTGGCGGATGAGTGAGGGACGCGGAGCGGAGCGCTATGGCTTCGAGGCGTTCGACTGTGCCCCTGCGCTGCGGCTAGAGGCGAACGAGCGGGTCGCCGTGCTGAAGTTTCAGGCAATCGCCGAGCAGCAGAAGAAGCTGGAAGAGTCGATGGAACGGCTGGAGCGGCGCCTGTGGCTGGCAGTGTACGGCATGGCCGCGGCAATTATGGCGCAGGCATTTCAACCGCTGATCGCGGCACTGCCGTGAGGTTTGGGTGAAAGGATAAGGTTTATGGATATGAATAACGAGCTGGAGCGCAAATTTGCGCGGTTCGATGCAGACCTGACCGTCAAGGATGGTGTCGGGCTTGAGGGATATGCCAGCTATTTTGGGGACGCCGATCAAGGAGGCGACGTCGTGGTGGCAGGTGCCTACACCAAGTCCCTTGCACGGCTAAGCGCTGACAAGCGTCAGGTGAAAATGCTGTGGCAGCACGACCCGGCGCAACCTATCGGCATCTGGGACGAGGTGCGCGAGGACAAACGTGGGCTGTATGTTAAGGGCCGCCTACTGGAGGCCGTCGGGCGCGGGCGCGAGGCTGCTGCGCTTATTAGCGCCGGCGCGATTGACGGGTTGAGCATCGGCTACCGCACAGTGCGAGCGGCCAAAAATGACAAGGGCCAACGGCTTTTGCAGGAACTGGAGCTGTGGGAGGTGTCGCTGGTGACGTTCCCCATGCTTCCCAGTGCGCGGGTGGCGGCCAAGGGCGATGCCTTGGGCGGCGGCGATCTGCGTGAATTGGCGGCGACCTTCGAGGATGCGCGCCGGGAATTGGCGCGCAGGTAGCGCCGGACAAACCGACACCAGAACAAGGAGCAGGTGATGAATGAGACCGAGAATTCTCGGACCGGGGAAGGTGTGTCCGATGGGCGTGCCCCGGTGGCCGAGGTGAAGTCCGCAATGGCGGGCTTCGTCCAGGAATTGAAGGGCTTTCAGTCCGACATCCAAGAACGACTGCAACAACAAGAAGAGAAAATGAACATGTTCGAACGTAAATCCTTTGTGCCCTCGCGTCCCGTTCTGGCAGGCAGCAATGACGGCCCTGCCCCGCATCAAAAGGCGTTTAACGCCTATCTCCGCTCGGGCGACGATGACGGCCTGCGCGGTCTGGAACTGGAAGGCAAAGCGCTGGGCACGTCTGTCGCTGGCGATGGCGGCTATCTGGTCGATCCGCAGACAGCCAGCACGATTAAATCGACACTGAGTGCGACAGCGTCGATCCGCGCGATCGCCAATGTCGTGGCTGTCGAGGCAACCAGCTTTGACGTGCTGATCGACCATGGCGATGTTGGCCATGGCTGGGCGACCGAGGCGGCTGGCGTTAACGAGACCGCGACACCCGGCATCGACCGCATCACCATCCCACTTCACGAACTGAGTGCACTGCCGAAAGCGTCGCAGCGTCTGCTTGATGATTCAGCGTTCGACATCGAAGGCTGGTTGGCTGGCCGTATCGCGGACAAGTTCGCGCGTGCTGAGGCCGCGGCGTTCGTCAAGGGCGACGGTGTGGACAAGCCGACAGGTTTCCTGACCAAACCTGCGATCGACAATGACGTCTGGACCTGGGGCAATCTGGGCTATGTGCCGACCGGCGCAGATGGCAATTTCAGCGATGCCGATGCAGTGATCGATCTGGTCTATGCGCTGGGCGCCGAATACCGCGCCAACGCAAGCTTTTTCATGAACTCCAAGACTGCTGGTGCGCTGCGCAAGATGAAAGATGCAGACGGCCGCTTCCTCTGGTCTGACGGTCTGGCGGCGGGCGAGCCTGCGCGTCTTCTGGGCTACCCGGTTCTGATCGCCGAGGATATGCCCGACATGGCCAGCGGCTCAATGTCGGTCGCGTTCGGTGATTTTGGTGCGGGCTATACCATTGCCGAGCGTCCCGATCTGCGCGTACTGCGTGATCCCTTCAGCGCCAAGCCGCACGTCCTGTTCTATGCGACCAAGCGTGTAGGCGGCGACGTGAGCGACTATGCGGCGATCAAGCTGCTGAGATTCGCGATCTCCTAACTGGAGCGCGGATCGGGCGGGGGTATCTGCCCCCGTCCGTGGCGCGCGCCGCCAACAATTTGATGCGTTGTCCAGCTGCTCCCCTCCGTCCGAGCAACGCGAGGCTGCGCGCGCCTGAACCACCGGAGGGATCCGGGACTATCGGAGTTATTCCATGATGTTGATTGAAGAAACAGCCGTGCCTGAGGTCGCCTTGCCGATAGCACAGTTTAAGTCGCATCTGCGGCTGGGGACGGGCTTTTCCGACGATGACGTGCAAGGCCCAATCTTAGCGAGTTTTCTGCGGGCTGCCATCGCGTCGATTGAGGCACGGACCGGCAAGGTGCTGATCGAGAGGATATTTTCTTGGGAGCTGATCGCGTGGCGCACCGGCTATGGGCAGGCTCTGCCGGTCGCTCCGGTGAAGACGATTGAGGGTGTTGTGCTGCGTCATATGTCAGGAAGCGAAGAAGTGGCGAGCCCCGCGCATTACCGGCTGGAGAGGGATACGCATCGTCCGCGTCTGGTGCCGTTGGGAACTGTGTTGCCGCCAGTGCCGTCAGGCGGGGCTGTGGTAGTGCGCTTTCGTGCGGGATTTGGCGCCGCGTGGGGCGACCTACCCGCTGATCTGGGCCAGGCGGTGCTTCTGCTGGCTGCGCATTACTACGAGTACCGCGCCGATACGGCGCTGGGCGGCGGCTGTATGCCCTTTGGCGTGACCAGCCTGATTGAGCGGTATCGCACGGTGCGCCTGCTGGGCGGGGGGGCTGCGTGATGAAACGGATCAACCTGAACCGGAGATTGGTGCTGGAAGCACCACAACGAGTGCCCGATGGCGCCGGCGGATATGCCGAGACTTGGCAGCCCATTGGCGAGATTTGGGCCGAAATCATCGCCCGCACGGGGCGCGAGGTGACAGACGGCACAGCACAACTGTCTAGCACAGGCTACAAAATCACGGTTCGAGCGACGCCCCATGGTGCGCCCTCGCGCCCAAAGCCCGAGCAGCGGCTGCGCAGTGGCAGCCGCATTTTCCGGATCGAAGCCGTGACGGAGCAAGGCCCAATGGCCCGCCACCTGACCTGCTATGCGCAAGAGGAGGTGGCGGTATGAGCTATGGCGGAACGGCGGCACTTCAGTCCGCAGTTTATGGGCGCCTCATCGGTGATACCAATTTGTCGGCGTTGGTCGGCGGAGCGATCTACGACGCGCCACCGGCAGGCGCCTTGCCGCCACTTTACGTGACGCTGGGACCGGAGGATGTGCGCGACCGGTCTGACGCAACATCGGGCGGGGCCTGGCACCGGTTCACGGTGTCGGTAGTCAGCGATGCCGCCGGGTTTGCGGCGGCAAAAGAAGCGGCAGCAGCGGTGGGTGATGCACTGACGGATGCGGACCTGACGTTGGATCGCGGGCACCTTGCGGCGCTGAATTTCTATCGAGCCAGGGCCCGGCGCGACGATCAGCTGAGGCGGATCGATCTGACGTTCCGCGCCCGCGTTCAGGACACGGTTTAAACCTTTTAATCGGAGACGAGACACATGGCAGTTCAAAATGGCAAAGACCTTCTGATCAAGGTCGATCTGACGGGTGACGGTAACTTTGAATCGGTGGCAGGTCTGCGGGCGACGCGCATCAGCTTTAACGCCGAGAGCGTGGATGTAACCAGCTTGGAGAGTGCTGGCGGCTGGCGCGAATTACTGGCGGGCGCCGGAGTTAAATCGGCGGCGATTAGCGGGTCGGGCATCTTTCGCGATGCGAATTCGGACGAGCGGACGCGGCAGATTTTCTTTGATGGAGAAACACCTGATTTTCAGGTGGTCATACCCGATTTCGGCATCATCGAAGGTGCGTTTCAAGTGACCTCGATCGAGTATGCCGGCACGCATGATGGCGAGGCGACTTATGAGCTGTCGATGGCTAGCGCGGGCCTCATGCTCTTTACGGCGATCTGAGATGGCCAACCCATGGGCAGGTGAAGTTGCGGTGGTCATCGACGGCGAGCGGCGAGTGCTGAAGCTGACTTTGGGCGCGTTGGCTGAGCTAGAGGCAGGGCTGGCGGCAGGATCGTTGGTGGATTTGGTCGAGCGGTTCGAGGCGGCTGCGTTTTCGACGCGCGACGTTCTCGCCCTAATCGTGGCCGGACTGCGCGGTGGGGGTTGGCACGGAAGGTCGGCCGATCTGATTGAAGCCGAGATCGAAGGCGGGCCGCTAGCGGCAGCCCGGGCAGCGGCAGCCCGGGCAGCGGCAGAATTGCTAGCGCGCGCTTTCATGATGCCTGAGGACCGATGAACGGGTTCGACTGGCCGGGGCTAATGCAGGCAGGCCTGCGAGGCCTGGGACTTAAACCGGCCGAATTTTGGTCGCTGACGCCGGCGGAGCTGCGCCTGATGCTGGGCGATGCGCAAGGCGGCGCGCCGTTGGTGCGCGGCCAGTTGGACGCCCTGATGCTGGCCTATCCTGATACGCGAGGAGAGAACGATGAGTGAGCAAGAAAACTGGACGCACTTGACGCGCAGATCGAGGCGTTAGATGGATCCCTAGGGGCGGCCACCGACATGGCGGCGGCCTTCAACGCCGAGCTAGGCCGGGTGCGCGGAACGTTTGAGAAAACCGGCTATGACGTAGCAACGTTGGACCGCGGGATGAGCCGGGGATTGCGCCGCGCGATCAAAGGTGCCGTCGTGGACGGCGAGAGCCTGTCTTCGTCGCTGCGCACGCTCGCGAGTTCGATGATCAACACCGCGTTCAATGCCGCTGTGAAGCCGGTTAGCGATCATGTCGGCGGTCTATTGGCTAGCGGCGTTGGCAGCTTGGTCGGCGGACTCAAGCCCTTTGAGAAGGGTGCAAGTTTTTCTCAAGGTCGCGTGCAGCCTTTTGCCAGTGGCGGCATCGTCAGCGGGCCTGTGACATTTCCCATGCGAGGCGGGACCGGCCTAATGGGCGAGGCGGGACCGGAGGCGATCATGCCCTTGGCGCGCGGAGCGGATGGCAAGCTGGGTGTGCGCGGCGGTGGCGGAGGCGGCAACGTGAGTGTGGTGATGAACATCTCGACGCCCGATGCCGAAGGTTTCCGCCGCAGCCAAGGACAGATCGCGGCGCAGATGGGCCGGGCTTTAGGGCGCGGTCAGCGCAACCGATAAGGGAGAAATACCATGGATTTTCACGAAGTGAGATTTCCAGCGAACCTAAGTTTTGGTTCGGTGGGTGGACCAGAACGGCAGACCGATGTGGTGACGCTGGCCAATGGGTTCGAGGAGCGGAACACGCCTTGGCAACATTCGCGTCGCCACTATGATGCAGGCGTCGCCATGCGGGGCCTCGACGATATCGAGGCGCTGATCGCATTTTTCGAAGCGCGGCGCGGGCAAATCCACGGGTTTCGCTGGAAGGATTGGTCTGACTACAAGTCCGGCGGTGCACTGCTAGCCCCCAGCTATGATGACCAGCTGATCGCTTTTGGTGATGACCTGACACCGAACTTTCAACTGATTAAGACCTACCGGTCGGGCGAGCATACTTATGCACGCCCCATCATCAAGCCTGTACGCGGATCTGTGCACATCAGTCTAGGAGGAGACGAGCAGCAAGAGGGCGTGCATTACCAAGTGGATAACACCACGGGTATCGTCACATTCAACCATCCGCCCAATGAGGGCGACCGCGTGACGGCTGGCTATGAGTTTGACGTACCAGTGCGGTTTGACACGAACCGAATTATGGTCAGCGTCGCCAGCTTTCAGGCAGGCGAAGTGCCGGACGTGCCGGTGGTGGAGATACGCATATGAGCGGGCTGAACGCTGCGCTGCACGCGCATTTGCAAACAGGTATCACCTCGACCTGCCGCGCTTGGGCCTTGGAGCGCAAGGATGGCACTATCATGGGGTTTACCGACCATGACGGCGCGCTCACCTTCGACGGGATTACTTTTCGCGCCGATACGGGCTTGAGCGCGCTGGCAATTCAGCAAAGTACTGGCCTTTCGGTAGACAATACCGAAGCTATCGGCGCATTGAGCGATGTATCCATCCGCGAGGAGGATATAGAGGCGGGCCGCTACGACGGCGCCGAGATACGTGCGTGGCTAGTCAACTGGCAAGACGTGAGCCAGCGGCAACTTCAATTTCGCGGTACCATAGGC